CATACCATGAGTGATTTAAGGATTCGTTATAACCATGCAAGAATTTTAACCAAACACTTAGGCGTTGAAATTGCCGGTGAGTGGATGTGGGAGGAAACATGAAAGAAATAAAAAAATACCGTTGCGAGTATTGCGGTAAAGAATATGAGACAAAGGAAAAGGCAGATGATTGTGAAAAATTCCATAACAAGCATCCGAAAATCATTAAGTCAGTTTATGAACCTTACCAAGACCATGGAATGCCAAGATATTTATATCTTGAAAATGATGATTCTACAGCGGTTGCTTCTTATGTACTCAAAACAATAGATTTCATGGATGTGAAGAAAGTATGGGATAAATTATGAATGAGAATATAAAAGACATTTTAAAGCTAATAAACGAACATCCGGATTTGTTAGTAATTCCCATGGTGGGACAAGACATAGTGCTAGACGATATGGGGGATTGGGTGGCCAGTTTTGGAAAAGCGGAGATAAGGAAAATCTGCATATACGAAGAAACGGTTAGTTTTTATGATGAAGACCCTTTAAAAACAGCCCAAACATTAGACTTTTATCGTTTCGACCCGGAGATTTGGGATAGCGTAAGTGGCGAAAAAACAAACGGAATAACGAAAGAAATGATAGATTCGCTCGATTGGCTAGAGGTGATAATCGTTCACATCGAAACGCCTACAGTGAATATTCCGGACAATACGGAAAAGATTAATGAATTATTGGAGGGATAAATGACAAGACTACCAAACTTAGAATTATTACTATTTAAAGCCAGCTTGTATTTCCGACAAAATGAAGAGTTTCTCTTGAAAGCGAGAAACTTAAAAAAATATGAGACACTTGATTTTGAGGTTGAAACATTCCCTCAGTTATGGGGTAGCACCTGTACAGGGTTCGACATTACCGAGGATGGAAAGGCTACAATTGGTGGCGATGCCATGACTACGGAATATACGACTGTGGTGCATGAAAAAAGCACAAATTTTTATGTAGTGTTCTTTGGTGATAGACCCTGCTATGTGGTTCACAATCCAACAATGGAATTTTACGAGGACTTGAAGGAAAGGCATTTAGCGAGCCTATCAGACTCAAAAGAGAGGTATTAAATGACAAGAGAAGAAGAGCTGAAAGAGCTTGAATACAGAAAAGAAAGAAAGGTTAGAGTGTTTAAACACGGATGCTGTGGGGTTTTTACGGCATTGTACAAGTGCCCTACCTGTGGTGAAAGACTTAACGAGTTTGATATGTTAGACCACTGCCCTCACTGTGGGCAGAAGTTAGATTGGAGTGTGTTGGATGATTGAGATAACAGAAAAAGACCTACAGGAAGTATCACTAGATAATGTGAACCATCCTTCCCACTATGAAACGGGAAAAATCGAATGCATTGATGTAATGCTAGAGACACAGGGGGAAGAATCAGTAAAAGCGTTCTGCATCTGCAACGCCATGAAGTATCTGTATCGACACAAGAGGAAAAACGGCGTTGAGGATGTAAGAAAGGCTAAGTGGTATTTAGATAAGTACCTTGAATTAAATTAAAAAGAAAGGGGGAGGGTTGGCGCCGTAATACTATAGTTCCCCTTGAAACATGACAAATGAATTTATATTGCAGGATAGACTGCAAAAGATAAGACAAATCATAAGCCAGTACGGAGAAGATAATTTTGCAATTAGTTTTTCCGGGGGCAAGGACAGCACAGTTTTATCTGCATTGGTCGATATGGCTGTTCCAGGAAACGCAATTCCTAGAGTTTTTGCTGACACAGGCATAGAGCTAAAAATGATTAGAGATTTTGTTATTGAAAAGCAAAAGAACGATGATAGAGTTGTAATAATTAAGCCTTCTGTGTCTATTAAAAAAATGCTAGAAAATGACGGATACCCATTTAAGTCAAAGGGACATTCGAGATTCCTAGATAGATACCAAAGAATTGGTAGGTGCGATAGCGTGGTGCAGTATTTGGGAGAGCGAGAAGATAAAAAGCCGTGGTCGTCAATCAAAAGTTGTCCAAAAAAATTAAAGTATCAATTTGAAACAGAGTTTTCAATGCGAGTATCTGATAATTGCTGTGTGAAAATGAAGGAAGAACCTTTGGCAAACTGGCAAAAAGAACATGGAAAACCTTATGCGATAGTTGGGATAATGCGTGAGGAAGGGGGTAGGAGAGATAGTGCCACTTGCTTATCATTCAGAGGGGGAAAGCTAAAGGCCTTTCAGCCCATGGTATCACTTGCTAAAGAATGGGAAGAGTGGTTTATAAAAGGGTTTGATATTCAGATATGTGATATTTATAAACCACCTTACAACTTTACTAGAACAGGTTGCAAGGGTTGCCCCTTTGCTCTAAAGCTACAGAATGAACTTGACACGCTTGAAAAATTCTTTCCGGCAGAGCGGAAGCAATGCGAAGCCCTGTGGAAGCCGGTATATGAGGAATACAGAAAGCTAGGGTACAGATTGAAAGATATTGAAAAGGGGAAGTAATGAGAAAACTAAAGGTAAATGACTTTTTTTGCGGATGTGGAGGACTAGGACTAGCCTTCCAAGAAGCAGGATATGAGATAGTAGGTGCTTGGGATTTTGATAAGTTCGCCGTGGAGACATATAGGGAGAATGTTGGCAGCCATGTGCAGAAGGCTGATATTAAAGAGCTGCACCAAGCGGATATTCCACAAGCGGATGTGTGGGCTTTTGGCTTTCCATGCCAGGATTTGAGCGTGGCCGGAAAGCAAAAGGGCATGATTCTAAAGTGTCAAGATTGCGGAGAAGTCGTAGAGATAAATCCTGAAGAGTACACAGGGGAGAATACTTGCCCTAAGTGCAGCGGTAAAGACTTAAGGGCAGAAAGCCGAAGCGGATGCTTCTTTGAGATTATGCGACTACTGGAAGAGACAGAGAGAGAGAGAGGAAGCCATGCCGGCCGTTATCATTGCGGAGAATGTAAGAGGGCTAAAGCCTTACTTGCCTGTGCTGTGTATGGAGTATGAAAGACATGGATATACCGCCCATATACAAATCTTTAACTCCAAGTATTGGGGAGTACCGCAGAACCGGGAAAGATACGCAGTTATCGGAACAAGAAACAAGCTAGGGCTATCCTTTAAATTCCCAGAAGAACAGCATGATTTTGTGCCGAAGCTGTCGGACTTCTTGGAAAAGGATGTTCCGGAGAAATACTACCTACCGGATGAAAAGGCACAGACAATTATACAGCAAGCTCTGCAAAAGCTAGAGAAACTAGGAAAGTGCCATGCTTGCATTACACCGGATAGGATAAACAAAAGGCAAAATGGTCCAAGAGCAAAAGCGGAAGAAGAGCCGATGTTTACCCTTACTGCCCAAGACCTTCACGGAGTAATAGTCCTGGAGGAAGGGCAAACGGAAGAGGATATTATAACTGGAATCTCCGAAGAAACAGGCCTTTTAAATCCTGAGAAGTGCGGAAAGACCCTTAGAGTAGGTGGGAGGGGTAGTCTATCGAAAAAGCATAACTACCAACATTTGATAGTGGATACAGGAGATAGCTGCACAAATCCGCAGATACTTACTGTAGCGAATACAAATCCATCCGGGCATGGGATGAATGGAAATGTATATCATGCGGAAGGGCTTGCGCCAACACTTACTACAAACAAGGGCGAAGGAATTAAAATACTTGTGGAAGAACAAAAGGGGTAGACAATGGAACAGACAGTAAATAACGATTTACAAATGATAGGGATGCTAGACATAAAAGGGTTAGAAACTTGCAGAAGGGTATATTCTGCCGATGGAATATCCCCAACGCTTACGGCATCAGAGGGGGGGCATAGGCAAGTGAAAATCTTTGATACAAAGAGATTAAGGGTTAGAAAACTAACACCGAAGGAATACGGAATCCTGCAGGCGTTCCCTATGGACAGATGGAAACAAGTAGTATCTGATTGCCAATCCTATAAGCAGTTTGGGAATGCGGTAACAGTAACTCTTTTCAAGGCTATAGCAGAAGAGATAGCAAACAGCATTCACGAAGCAGAAAAAGGGGCGTAAGCCTCAAAAAGGGGGAAAGATATGCAATGGATAAGGAATGGGAAAAAGTATGATACAGTTACAGCGGAGCTGATAGGGTGTACATTTAAAACAATCAATATTCCATCAGAAAAATCTATAGGAAACTTAAAAGAAAGTTTTTACCAAAAGAAAAAAGGGGAATGCTTTTTAGTAAAAG